AACTCGGGTCGCACGCCCGCACAATGAATCTGACGTCGAAACTCAGATACGAGGGGCGCCGCATTGGGCGTAGGGTAATTCCGGCAATCTGCCATAAACCTACGGGTGCGCGCCCGGATCTGTGCTCTATAAATAAGTTGTTAACTTTTCTCGCCGCCGAAACGGTGAGAATAAACATTCATAGAGCCCACCGTTTAATGTGGCCGCAGCAGCTAACCGCTGCGGTAGTCGTCTTTTAAGCCTGGACTAAAGGCTGTTGCGCGTTTTATAGCCCCAACGCGCTGGGGACAACGGTTTATATCCTTACCGTATATAAGGTGTCTCGCTTTCCACTCGCCCCAACCTTAGGGGTCCTCGTGCGGACTCGACATGCGTTCCGAATCACTCTTAGGCTACGTGATCAATAGCTCGCTAGCGTCGCCGTAAAAAGCGGGGGGCCATTCCCCGTGTAGATGGACCCGACACCAATCCACTCCATGCACGAAAAATCGTCCGCGGCCGCATGGTACACGTCGAAATTGACCACCGGCGCCGTACTGGCGGCTGGGTACCCGTAAGTCGCCCACATGGCAATCCCATCAGGATGATGCCACAAGGCGTCCACGGACTTGCTCCCGGGAACCGTAAACAAGCGCGGAGAATAATATGGAAACTCCGCCTCCGTCACCGGCTGTCTTTCCGCGGGCGTGAAAGTCTGGCCGTCGCCGCTCCCGAGGAGTGCACACCACAGGTTCCGCCTAAACGACGTGCCGGGCGCGACATGCCCCACACCACTGGCCAGGTTATACGCACAGCGCTCAAACCCAAACCGCGCCCCCGTCATCGTGGAGGCGGGTGCGCCGGGTAGTGCATTCATATAGGCGCGGTACCTCATGCCCCCCCTCGTCGCAAGGAATGGTAACGACGAATAGGTCACCCACGTCCATGGGAACGCTCCAGCCGCAGTGGCTACCGTGTTCGGCCACCCATAGAAGTCATCGACGATCATCAACGCGCTCATATTGGTGGACGCCGGACTGTTCGCTGAGAGCACCGGCGTCCGAAGCGCATATAGGCAAAAACGCTTCGCCAACGACCTGAAACTCTCAATCCTCTCACCGAAAAACGGTTCGACAGGTATCTCGCCACCTCGACCCGAAAGCGCACAAGTGGTATTGGGCGCGTTTGACCCCCCTGGCCCCGACGCTGGCACTGAGGAATCAACCGCTCCTCCTCCACCACGATCCATCTGATTGTTATAGACGAGGTGCTGAACGTTCGAAAGCGCAGGCACTGCAACCTGGTAATCCGGGCCCCCGCGCACGTAGTAGATAAGGCCGACGGACGACGCCAGTGGAGCTGACAGCGCGTTCGCCACGGTGACAAGGATGTATCCATTTGAGGTCGGATTCCCGTTAAACTCCGCACCAGTATTCCCGAGAGCATTGAGGCTAAGCCACGGGCGCGTCATACTAGGCTTGATGTCGAACTCAACGTCGGTTGACCCCTCCAGATCCAACATGCAACACTGGCACGTATTTATGATGGTCGCAACCGTCGCCGTCGTATAACCGGTGTCATTGTGGGGGTAATGCCAAATCAACAAACGCCCTCTCGACATTCCTGCCGCGATCGCCTTAATTCTCAGCCTAATCGATCCAGTCCAGTACTTAAAAGGCGCCGTCGCATATGACAACGGAGTGACCTCATACGTGTCGGTACCTAACGTCCTGTTAAACTCATGGGGGTAAACCCTATTCGAATACAGCAACGTCCCGACTGCAGTCGACGTCGTCCAACTACCGACGTCAACATACACCATCGCCTCCCTGCTCACAATGGACGCGATGGACATCGGATCAGGTTCACCCGGCAGCCCAGCCCAAGCAGTACCCATCGATATCCCCTGCTTCGGGTCCGTCGACAATTTCTCAGGCGAGTCCACCCCTTCCGTCAACGCGAAACCGCCCACGTATCGCGGGATCATCACATGCTTATCGGTCAGATCGAACGGGCGCGAAAACCCGAACGCAGCCGCCGCAGTCGCGATTTTCCCCGCAACTATTGACGCGGCTGTAGCATACGGACCAACGATGGGCAACCCGCTAAGCATACTCGCCGCCTTAGAGATGACAGTCGCGGGGCGCGAAATGTTGAAATTGGGCTTCGCCTCCGCCGCGGCGTGCGGCGCACGATGCATCGCATTCAGAAACGTGCTCACCCTCAGTTGCACGTCGGTCAGCCACGCGAAAATCTGCACGGTGCCCGCCACCACCGCCGCATTGCTCGAACTCGTGAGCGGCACGATCTGTTGCAATCGAATTCTTCCGAGATTGACCACGTCGGTATTGCCGGCGACAATCGACGCAAACGGGTTGGGAAAGAAGAAAGGCGCCACTATCTCCCCAGAACTGGACCCGCTACCGTAGATCTCGACGTTACGGAATTGCGACCCCCGATATATGCTGTACGCTTGCGGCACACACGGGTAGGGTTCGCCCGACTGATTCACCTGCGACGGGGTGTACGCCATCTGCAACGCGCCGGCTTGCAACGGAGTTCCGTCGAACGTCGCCCTTATGTGAAGCGTGGCCCTTATCATGGAGTAATTGCTGATCTTATTCTTTATGACCGGATTGCTCAAAATCGTTGTCCAAGGATCATATTGCCCCGCAGCGAAGGCCGTAGAAGCCCACGTCCGCGTCACCACCAATACCGGGCGCGACAGCCACTTATCTAGGCTCTCCCCCGGGTCATCTACGTAATCGAGCTCCGTCGGCAACATCGACCCTCCCACCGTGACCCCCGTCGAGTCACTGAACTCCATCACCACCGGCTGACTTGGCGGCGCGTCTACCGCAGCCACACTCGGCGGCGCCACCGCCGCCACATCCATCATGTTTTTATAAATTTTTTGTGTTTTTTGGTTTGTTTGTTTTGTTTGGTTTGTTTTGATTTTAAAAATTGTCTTCATTTCTCATCAATTGCGTTGTGCCCGTAGGCTGTTATCGTGTACAAAGGCTTTTGTATCCGCGCCATTCCTTGGGGCGCTAACCTAGCTGGCCTTAATTTGATTAACGTCGTACCGGGGCCCCAGCGGACCCACCCCTTCAGGGGTTTGATTCGGTCTTCGTCCCCGGTCACGACGGTGCTGCATCACAGCGACATGGTTGTATAGCGCCCCGCATAGTAATCTTCAGTGATTCCCTCATACGTGCGCCAACCTATCGCGGCGTACAGCCCCACACTTCTCGCTACCGTCTGAAGCCAAGAAGTACGTTCCACGAACACTTCCGGTCCGTACGCCCACCACTCAAACTGCGCGTTCTTCACGATCTCGCAAAGCTGCTGGACCTCGTTCAAAGGGGCATCCATCGAAGCCATGACCGCCGTAGTTACGGTGGCCCGGTCACTCGGCTCGTACCACGCGAGCCCTTTCAAGATGGAATCCTGCTCCAGCGCCGCTGTCCACACCCAAGATCCGGGTGCGACCTCGACGCGCGAAATTCGCCGCTTGAGAAACGTACAATCTCCAAGCGCGCGGTATTCGCCCTTATCATCGGCCTTCTTTGAACCCGGCGTTATCATGAGCCCATACTCCCTCAGCCCCTCAACCCACTTCGCGGGCGGCATTCGCTCGCGCAACCACAGCGACACGCGCATCAGCACGTCGTCGCCGTAGACGATCACGAACAGCTCCAGGAACGCCCGGTTGACGCCTACAACCAGCGCGCATGCATAGAAGTACCCGAGTAGAGCAGCCACGGAATTCACCTCAGTCGTGAATTGGTGTCCCGAGCTATTCCAAGACACGTCCAACATATCGCCCCCCTTCATGACGGCACGGGGCATCATTAGGACGTAAGCCCAGAAATACATCTCCTCGACCAACAGGGGATCAGCGCCCAATCCCTCAGCAATTTCAATAAGCGCCCTCCACGCACTCCCGAGCAATCGACGATCAAGCGAGAGATCTTGGTGTTTCGTATCCCAATCGGCCCACCACGCCTCGTTCGCCATCTCCGGCGTGAACAGCTCGGCCGCATTCATCCCCGCTAAAACCTCATCCAGTTCCGACCCCGCGGAGTTCAGGCCGATCATAATCCCGGTCACAACCTTGTAACGCTGCAGATAGGCGGACAATCTCCCGAAGACACTCTTCACGCGCAAGTTGAGAGGGAAGGGCACGCAATTGATCGTCCGCGTACCGCCCGCAGCGATCTTCTCAACAGGACGAACTTCATTGAGCTTAAGGAAAACGCGCACCAGCATATGCGGCGCAAGTCTCTTCTCGAAACTCTCGCCCAACGCGTCCCACACCTTCTCTGAATCAGGTAGCAACGTGTACGTAACATCGTTACCATCCCGCTCAACGGCGATGTGCTCCGATTTCGGCCCACCTCCCAGGAAACCGCTAGACGTCTTGATGTCAACACGCTTCATCATGGCATCACCATTCAGACACGCACTCAACGGAGCTCTCAGCGTCTCGCTTGGCGACGGTATCCGTTTAATCAAGCCTCTCACCCACATCCATCGCACATCTTCCATCAGAAGGGGATCGTATACTTGCGAACTCCGCCCCACCATGTCGCCCAACATCCGATCAAAAGGGTCCATCCGCGTGCCCTCAACCTCACAGACACGGCCATTCGGGACTCCCCACTTACCAGCAACATGCGGGAACTTCATGTTAACGTAGGGTTGCATCGGCGTGGGCTTCATTCCTGATTGATTCCTGGCCCCATGGTAACCCTCAAGCGTGCCCGCCACATCGGCGTTCAGCCATGTGCCCTCTGGTATTCTACGGAGACTCGACCTGTCGGCAAGGTCGCCAACGACCGGCTCCCTGCCAGGAACCCCGTAAGCGTCGAGATCATCGTTCACGTCGAAAATGGGCGTGTTTCCTCGCAGCGCAGCGTGCGCCTCCTTGAAATCCACAGCATCGAACCCCTGGTACAAGGCCGCTGGGGGTTCGGGCCGCCCCTCCGTCGAAGCCGTCAAAATGCCCACGAACGAACCCTCGCTAGTTAACAAGGGCGCACAACAATCTCCCGAACGCACCACGCCCGGTACGACCCAGGTCCTCGTGGTCGGTATTCCAACATCGCCCATTATGATTCCCATGTCCGACGCGGCGACGGGCGCGCTCCAACCCGACCATTCGACGCGAGGTTGGCCGTACGCAAGCTCGCGAACCAACCTACTGACACTCAAGAAGGGGCCTCTCGCTCCACGCTCCGCGAAGAATTTGAAAAAGGGAAGAGGATTCAACGCGTCTACGCGGAAAACAACGTAGTCACCCCCGTCCTTGGGTATGAAAACTTGGTATGGACCAGGAACCCAAACAACGTGGGCAGTAAGGGCGTCAGACCCCGTCATGGTGACGGATTTCAACCCCCCCGACTTAGCCCTCATAAATTCAAAAGCGTGGCGATGCGTCAGCACCATGCTCCCCCCAATCCGTATTCCAACGGCATTTTGATCCGGTTGACCTTCCACGGCATATAGGATGCGCACCATCCGCTCGTCGATATCTTTTTGGATTGCTTCGAGATTCGTCCCCTTCACGCGCTTGCTCCTCGGTGGTTCGGGCCAGCTCAATGGTTTCGCCCACGGAACACGCGAGACGACGGGACCTGCGTTTTTCCACACGTCTGGCTGGGCACCACCAACGTACACGTTACAAGTTGCGGTGGGAGCTACGTTAAACAGCAGGGGCGCCAATTTTGAAAGAGCAAATGCCGCCGCCGAGAACGCCGCCGCGCTCGCCAACATGCGAAACCACGGCTCATTCCGCAGCGCGAGAAACCTCTCCATCTTATCCGCACGTCCGGGTTGGACCCACGACCCGCCTACAGCCGCCATGTCCCATGCATCGGCTCGGCCTCGCAACAAACGCCAGCCCGCGCCTCGCAGCTCGCGCCGGGTTGCGATGGCCGCGAACCCCGACAAGAAATCGCCCACCCGGCGCACGATACGCGCTGGCCTCACGCTCTCAGGCAACAACGGCGCCATCGCATTGTGCCATCGGTTCGGCTTAAGCCGAAGGGCCGGGTTATCGTACGTCACAGCGATCCCCCCATTAGGGCACTCCATATCGCCATGCACCCCCCATGCCACGCGACACTTCGAACAGACTTGGTCTTTTCTAGCGTTACGGATAAGAAGGGCTTTCTTCTCCTTCTCAACATGGCGCACGTACATATCAGAAACGCGTTCGTTGAACTGCAACGGTGTGAAAACGAAGGCTTCATGCTCATTCGCCGTATACACTGGCTTACCCTTGGCGTCGAACATCCCCGTCTCATATTCCAAATGGATCGATGGATTACAATGCCCACGCATGTTGGGATCCACGACCCATTTCGCGATCTTGACACGATAGTAATCGCCATTGGGAGTCGCCTCGATTTTGTCTCCATCAAGCCCAATACCATGCCTATCCTCAAACTGTGGGTTAACGAAAAACTCGGCGTGAACGTCAATACGCCTCGCAAACGCAGATTCAGGTTTCTGGCGGTTAAGCGCGGGATTCTCCTCATTAGTCGTCAACATCAAGATCTTGGGGCACGCGAAACGGGTGTTCTTCAACTCCACGGCCGCCATGTTGGGCGCGTAAGGATAACGACTCTTCAACATCGAAACAAACTGGAGGGGGTCGAACTCTTGCTGGACAGACAGTGTCGGATCTTCTACGCGGACGATAGGCTCATTTCCGTTATAAGTATCATGGAACTTAACGGTACCGGAAATCTGGTAGGTATGCTTCGAAGGGATGATATCGCCGTTCTTCATCAGGCAACTATACCCGACCATCTCGATGTTATCGGTCTTCCCCACGCCCGGAGCTCCAACTGCCATGATGAAAAAAGGTTGCTTCCGGCACTGCAAATGGATGGCTTGCTTCCTAGCTGCGACCAACGCGGCCGTCAAATCGGCAACCAACTTCCGGAAAGCACTCTGATCCCAATGCTTCAGAGATTTATCACGCAACATCTCGAGCACGAACTCTTCACAAGCTTCCAACTCATCAACCCAACCCTGGGGGTCGAAATGGACACCCTGGTCGTCGAGATATTCCGCCTGCGAGGCCAACGCTTGCTTAACACGGACGGTAGCTTGAGTGAGCCTATCACCCGGATCGAATATGCGTGATGGGTCTCCGGTCGCAACCGCGGGCAGTATAAGATCTCTGAGCTCCCGCAGTTGGCTAATCGCCGCTAAACCCCATTCCACAAGACTGGCCATATTGAGATTCTTTGGAGGGGGAATATCCGACTGGCCTAGAAGAAGATGGGCCCAAGCGACGCCATCGATTGCCGCACGTGATTGCGACAGAACGGTGGAGGCCAACAAGCCTTGTAGCAACATGGCCATCGAACGCCCGAAATTGGTCCGCATCAAGGCCTCATGCCATGCAGACACCCTCTCAACGCCCTCGTGAAACGTGTCTATCGCTGCACAATTCGTGAAGTGAGGAAATTCGGAACTCCGATTAATTGATGCGAACGGATCAACATCGTCCGCGAAACCCGCCATCAACTTAAGATAGAGCAACTCCTCCAAAATCTTCCCCGACACGCTCACCCCTGGGTGCAGGATGTGATGGATCCGAATGAAAGCGGCAACGTAATCCGACCAACACTCCAACCGCATGAAGTCGTAAATCATCATCACGCACTGCTCAAGTTCAAACATGCTCGTGGGAGGAGTGTCAGGGCCGGGGGGCGTTGGAATCCATTGCTTAAGCGTGCTCTTCCACTGGACCGCCCCACAATTCATGTAGTAGCGAGCCGCGCGCCCGCGACGATAGTGCTTTTCCCAGTACCGCAATGATCGACGCTGGCGCTGCGTGATGACGTGGCTGACAATTGGCACCTTTAGAAGCGTTTTGGGCACTGACGGAACGGAAAAAATGGTAGGGAGACAGTGCCATCCGATTCGGTGAGGAACGGTCGCGGCGTAGATGGCCAAACACGTCGGTATACGAAACAACGTGTTCCCCCGCGTCTTGAGCTCATCGATCGCGGTCGGTACGGTGGATCTGATGAAACCGGAATAGATGGTGCCGAACGCGATCACCGCGAACGTGAAAATTGGCCCGGCATCAAACGCGCGGCAGAGCGCCTCATGGACCGACAGCGCGGCACACGCGTAAAAACCGACGAGACCAACCACTGAAATAAAGAAGGCAACATCGCGTACGATACGATGCGGGAACCAAGTCGAAGAGGCCGTCACCAACGTGTACGGAAGGACGCAACTAGGGAAGAAAACGGCGAACAAATTCATTCCCAAGTGGAGAAGGAAACCAAGGGCGTATGGCAGGGACGCCCAAAGAACGTGGAGGTACGCGACGAGGAAACGGATCAACATGACATTCTTCGCGTTCAAACCGCCGCACGCGGCGTGGACGAGAATCCCGAAAAACTCCGCGATATTGATGAAAATGACGGAGACCGGAATGTTGCGTTTCGTGAATTCCTCGACGCCGACGATGCTAATCATGAGGGCGGTCACTTGCCAATTGGATTTGACAAACGCCTCTATATCAGCGAGCGCGGCCGCGCCAGCCGCTATCTGACGGCGGAGAAGCGGGCGTTGGAAATTCGGGAAAAGTCTATGTCGATGGACAGCCCCGTGATGATCGGTACCAACGCCAAAACGGTCATCGATCTCAGTGGGGGTTGCGACGTGAACAACCCTGTCGCTGGCCGGATAGTGAATCCCGAAACCCTCCAGAACGGAACCCATGAAATTGGCACGCACACACCGCAAACAATAAAAACCGGCCACACGATCGACATCATCACCCCAGTAGGAATTGGGAAGCCAAAAATGAGGCCTCCACCCAATCGCACGCACACAATGTTCACACACGGGGGAAGAAATAGCAGACAAAACAGCACTCATCTTGGCGCGCACGCGCACATGATCACGCGAAAACAAAAACCTTGAGTAAAAACCCAAGAACAGCGCCCACACAATACACACAAAAGACAACCACAACAACACACGAAAAAAGATGATGTCCCCGGGGGTGATGAAAGAAGGAAAGGGGGAGGTGGGCGATACGGTTCGAAAAACAGAAGATCCATTGCGCTGGACAGTCTCATACCTTGATGCTCGCTGAGCTTCGCGGATTGTAATTTTGAGCCCCCGAAGGGGAAAAAAGACACGCAATGAAATTCGCGATTTACTACATGGGGACTTTACTAACAACAAAGTGCCCTTGTCCGCCTACGACATACTGTGTCACATACTGGTGTGAAAAACGATAATGGCAACGGCCGCAAAACCGGAAAAAAGTGTATGAGAACTTAACTATTACATTCACCACACGGATGATGGCCTAAACGCACGGGTCTCACAAAAATTATATTAGCACAATTACAAATCCCAAAAGTCGAAAGACGGGAAATGAATACCTCGAAATATAATAAATAGAGTTGACGGTGTTTTAAACACACTCGACTTCATACATACATAGAAGACACCTAGGATAGCATGTTCTATCCATGAGTATCACGCTAGCCGTCTGCCTGGAAAGGGCTAAAAAGGGTCGCCTAATGCGACAACTAAAATAAATAAAAATTTGGTTTCCCAGCTGGGGAACGTCAACGACCAACACTAACATGCTGATTATTTACATGTATATACAACTAAAGAAATGGACGATCCATTCCTAAAGGCGAAAAAACTACTCTCCCAGCTAAAGAGTCAAAAATCTAGACGCACGGTTCGAAAAACAGAAGATCCATTGCGCTGGACAGTCTCATACCTTGATGCTCGCTGAGCTTCGCGGATTGTAATTTTGAGCCCCCGAAGGGGAAAAAAGA